TATGTATATTTTTCAGGTACGACATCCAGTTGAGGTAGTCCCATATTTTTGTAAGCATCTCTTGTGATAACTTGGTGTACAAAATTTGTAATTGGTCCACGATAGAACTGACACCAAGGTCCAACATCTAGTTCTTCCATATCTATATTAGTAACATCTGGCCATTGTATTAAACGTAAATCAATTCCGTTCCAATTCATCATGACATGATATGGATTATTATCCGATTTAGATATGGAGATTTCATCTCCAAGAATGTTTTTAATGTGCTTAATCATTTTACTCAAATAAGAACGTTCCTTATCCGAACTTCTTCCAATAAAACTACCACAACGAATTCTGAAATGGTCTATTTTTGGATTAGCCAATAATCTTATTTCATTTAATATTTCAGGTAAATGTTCATAACTCTCTATGGTATAACCGACATAAGCACAACCAGAACCATATTCCAATATGTTCTTTAAACCACGAAGTTGTTTATTATGTACTTTTAATCCTTGATAACTACTGTGATTTAATCCTACACATACACTTTTAAGTCCAGAGTGAAATATCTTTTTTGTCCAATCAGCATCACTGAATTTCAACACGTTTGATAATAATTCAAATTGTTGAAAACCCAAAGAGTCTATTCGTTTACACAAGTCGAAAAAATCCGGCCTCAATGTAGCCTCAGCTCCAGCCAACATAGGAATACCAGTTTTTGGAAAATCATCAATTTGTTTTATGATATCTTCTATTTTCCTATCTGTGATTTTATTATCAGGTAAATGATAACAATGTGGACAACTTAATTGACACCTATCACTAGCTTCAAATAAAATTTGATTGAATGAACTTTTTGATATTGTTAATTTTTCTTTTCTGTCCTCATACATTTCTTTGAGGTGTTCAATACCATAATAAAATTCAACATCCGTTTCCACAATGCTATGCATAATACCATGTTGCGGACATTTTTTGGCCATTAAAATCTTCTCATCATTTTCATACACAATTCCTGGTATATGTTTATAACAATGATTACAAAGACTAACTGTTTTATGTATGAAAAACATTATTCAATAAAATATCTATTAACAATTATTTCTAAAATTTCCATAACTTGTTTTGCTGTCAGTGAGTTGTCCTCTGCCAGCCTGTCTTCCAAAGGAATGATATGCCAGATCCAAGTACCTTCTTCTTCGAGAAATTCATGCCATGCAAATAAACAAATTTCTTCATCCGGCCGGTGCTGCACTACGTTACCAAAGGTGAACGAATGTGTATCGTGTTCAGGGAAAACAAAACCACGTTTTGCAGAATCTTTATGAATATAGATTGCATATGATTCTAGGTTTGTATTGCCGTGTTCTACATATTCATACTCACTATCTTCATTTTGGGTTTCTAAATCACCATAACCATCAAATGCAACTTTGATTTCGGAAATAGGTGATAGTTCTTCACCAATATCTAGAGTTCCGTCCCACTGAGACTTCTCAAGTATTTTAATTAAATATTCTTCGAATTTATTATAATCGTATTCCATTTATACCTCTTTGTAAATATTAGACCAGATTTTCAGTTTCTCTTTTTTGGCAATTCTGGCTGCGTTAATGTTACTGTCAGAAACAATACACTTCTCTACCATAATATCTATCATAGCCAAAAGGTCACCAATTTCTTCCTCTAAACTCTGCATGTTACTTTTGTTTGTAACTGGATGTACGGAGTCGAAACCGAAACGGAAAATCTTTGAGATTGCCTGCGTCACCTCAGCACATTCTTCCTGTGTGATACAGAAAATCTCTTTGGTCTTTTTATCCATTAATAACCTCATTCAACAAAACTTGCTTGCCATCACCACCTTGGCACCAATTTTCGGCAATATCTTCCGCTTCACCCTCATTGTGAATTGTGGTTCTTTGTACCACTCTGTTCTCAACATACAAGGTAACTTCATAAACATCAAACTGTCTGTCAATGACGCCACCTCTGGAAAGTCTGGTCACTGTAGCTTTTCTACCTGCGCCATAATATTCTGAATAAATTTCCATGATAACTCCTTATGCAATTAGTCCAATAAAACGATTTAGTACAACACGACTGTTATGTTTACCACTATTGTACTTCGTAAAAGCGGAGGCGATACCTTTGAACGTTACACCCTCTTTAACTTCAAATGTAGAATCCTCATCGGTATCTAGGCCGTTTGACCGCAAGATATAATACTCATCATAACCAGTATTTTCTAGAATAGCAAACTTAGATTTTCTAAAGTTGTCCTTCATTTCTTCATGGTTCATTTGTTTTGGAAACCATTGGTGTATTTTACGATTAAAATCTCTACCGGTGATAACATAGAATCCAATAATATTGGAACCAGTTCGAGCTTTTAGTAAACGAATGAAAGCATTTGTCTGTGTTTCATACATACCTCTGTTATCAACCTTTTCTTCGTGTTTGGTAACAGGATCACGAATAACCAATCTTTCACATTTCATATGAACATCAGTTAGTCCATAGTATGAATCATGTTGTAAATACCGATTCGAGTTATTACTTTCACCGTCTGTTAGAAAAATTGTATTGACAATCTGTAATTTGTTTTTCTTTTGGAATTCAGGAACAATAGTCATTGCATGAACGATTGCTTGATTCAAAGGTGTGCCTTGCATATGCAACCAATGAGGTAAAGAACCACGAACATTAGCTAGACCAGCCATACAAACTAATGATGAACAGGCATAAGTGAATTCCGAACTAGACATTCTGGATGACAACAGGTTCATTAAACCATATGGTTTAAAGTATATGTCATTTACTTTTCGTACTTGTTGAGTTAGTTTTTCCCTATCAGTATCTTCAACAAAAGCAAACACTTCATATGGTATGTTCATTTTCTTACAGAACAATACCAAATTGATTAATTGTTTCATTGTGTTACCGATGTGTTCATGCATAGAACCAGACCAATCGAGGAACATAACAAGTCCGTGCGATTTACCACCAGGAACAACCGAGATTTTCTTAAAGATATCTTCACTGAAACCATAAGAATAAATTTTATTCATATTCAACTCACCAGTTTTGGCAGTTGTTGTACGTTTCAGCTGGTCAGCATTCTTACGCATTTCAAACTCTTTAACGAGGTATGAAACTACCTTGTTACTTTCGTTTCGAATTTTAAGGAATGTTTCTGTTGAAGAAATGAAGTTTTCTTCTTTGTATTTTTTCCAGATATATTTGTGGTCAACAACATCTTTTGGATTAAAATATGGAATATTTGCGTATATGATATTACTTAATCTATTATCAAAAAGTTGTTTTTCATTTTCTTTATAAGCCGCATCAGTAAAGGAACGAATCTGGTCTTCCAGACTTACTTTCTTATCTTCTTCTACTGAATTAAACTTATCACCACCAGATTCTTTATTAGTTTCATTTTCTTGTTCTGGTGCATCTTCACCATCTTCAAAGGATTTTTCTAGTGAGTTGCCTTGGTCATCAAAGTCAACTTCTTCATATTCTGATTGGTCTTCATCATCACCATCATCATTACCTTCAGCTTTAGCTTTAGCACGTTTTTGTTCTTCTTCTTCTAGTTTGCGTTTCATGTATTCGATAATTTTCTTCGATACATCAATAACATTATCATAGGTTTCGGTGGTTTCAACTTCATTAAGCAAACCACGTTCTTCATCATTGAACTGAATACGTAATGCTGCGCCGCCTTTGCAGTGCAGGTTTATGCGGTCAAGAAAATTCATCTTGTTGATATCTGTTCCTTTGATGCCAAAGAAATCTCTATCCATAAGCTCACCATAAGCTTTAACAAAAGAGTTTTTAAGACCTGGATATTTGTGCTTGATTTTGCGTTCAATGCGAGAATCTTCGACAACGTTGGTCACATCTCTAATAACATTTTCTTTTCTCGCTTTCAACATACCATCCATAGGTGTATAGAGAGCATGGCCAACTTCATGTCCTGTAAAAAGGTCATAAAGAGCACCGGATATATTTTTGTCCAAAACCGGAAGTGTCAAAATCCGATTCTTAACGTCAAAAGATGCTGTCGCTACTGCACGTTGTTCGACAACAAGGTTCTCGGTAGCCATCAATTTAGCTAAAAGTGATTTTGATTCAAGTAATTCCATTATTTTTTCTCAGTCATAACAATAACGTTGCCTCTTGGAGTTTCCTCAACTCTCAAATTTAACACAGTGCCTTCTTTCCATCCAGTTTCAGCAAGCAATTCATCAGGAAATTGCAATATTGCATCACCGGTGCCATCATCGGCTTCTTGCAAATCAATATAATAAGACTTACTCATAATATTCTTTCATTTTTCTGTACCAATCTTGGTCATTTTCGTGTCCTGTTAGTGCAGCCCACTTTCGTATGATTTCTTCCAAAGGTTTCCAGTCAATGGGTTCTTGCGGTTCTTGTTTTAGCTCAGTGTTTTGCGACATTTTAGTCTCCTACAACAGTAATTTGCGACAAAATTGTCTTTTTTTCATCTTTACGACTGTATTTTACGACATTCTTGTGTGCTTGTACAGGCTTGATTGGTGTACGACACACAGGACGTTGTAATTTTACAACAAAACTCATTTTCTTACTCATTTTAGCGCCTCATACTTGAAATTTCTACAGCTTCTTCACTGTTAAACACAGGAACAGCGTTTGATTTGTGCATTGTTGCTATTCCCATCACTTTTGTACCAGTGTAAACCTTCGGTGCTGCTTTAGTAGCGACACCGTTACCTGTATTTAATGACGGATAATGCACGGTTTCACGGCCAGCAGGTGCCGACAGTTTATATGTTAGTTGATTGCTTGTGGATTTGATGGGTTTTGATGTTTGGTGTGATTTCAACCACGCATCATATTGTTCACGCACGGCTTTTGGTCCTAGTTTTTTCTTGGACTTTGCGATTCGAACATATATCATCATAAAAATCTCCTAAACAATGGTTGTATTATACACCATCCATCAAAGAGTGTCAATAGTAGTGTTGTTAATTTACAACATCAGTAATTAATTTTTTGGGATTTGTTATATCTTTGATTGGATTCAAAAGACTCATACTCATCGTAGTACTTTTGTTTTCGTTGTTGCTTCTGACGTTTTTTGTTTCTGTTTTCCTCTTGGAAATACTTCTCATCATCATAGTCTCGCTGGTTGCGAAACTTTCCAGAAAATTTAGACACTTTAATTAAACTCCTTGATTAATAATTTCAAATGTTGTGAATGTGATGCCACGAATACGAGCTTCTGGCATATCCTCTACGTTCGTTTCCGAAACATATATTATATTGGATGCGGGATAACATAATTTTATAAGTTTTAGTAAATTACAGCATGTTCCATCAAAATCATTAAAAGCAAACACCTCATCAACATGAGAAATACTCTCCACAAATTCTTTTCTTTGTTCGAATGTATTTCTGGTCTTATTTCGACATAACTCCATATAGGAGTCAGAATGAACTCCTACAACAAGCCAATCACATTTGGATTTGCAAGTTTTTAATAATTTAAAATCATTATAAGTTATGTAATCGAATTCACCTGATAAGACAATGATGTTTTCTTTTTTTGTCATGGCAACATGTCTGGAAATGCCTCTTTTACAAATTTATAGTCTAACCCTTTTACTCCCAAATCTTTTTGGAAGATACCCAATATAACTTCTGCTTCCCGTGGTTCAATTGATTCTAACATTTGAATTAGTAATTCATTTCTACGGTGTTCATTTAACTTTTCTGCGGTTGGATCACCAACTCTGAACATATACATTCTACGTATTTGTCCATTAATATTATCATGTGTAATACCAGGTAACATATCTGTTGGTATACGATAATTTTCTGGTAACTCTTTAATTTTCCATTGAATGTCTGGATGATAAGCCAATTTCAACACATCAACTAATGACTGTGAAAGATTTTTAGAAATTATATCCATTCTTTCTTTTTTATTCTTAGCCAGTTCAAATTCATCAAAAACTTCATATAGCGATTTCATTAAAATTCCCCAATAACATCTATTAAACTTTTAAGTTTGTTTGTAATTAAATAATCCAGTATTTTACCCTTAGGTGCTGGTTTGGTTTCTTCATAAGTATTTATAATTTTAGTCTGTATATCACCTGGTATATTTCTTAGGTCAATCAACGTCTGGTTGCGTGAAAATCCGATACGTGCATTTTCATCATCGTAGTCACCATAGTTTTGTGACATGAATTTGGTAAGTTTAGCTTCTGTCATAACCTTCTGACGAATCTCACGTACAAATGTGTCACTTGGTGAAATAATATTTGGAATACCATCACCTTTATCACCATGAATGATTTTCTCTTTTAATTCTTCAAGAGGATTCTTAGAAATAATAAATTTCTTCTGTGCAGGATTATATTGTTTGACTGTATAGTCACTTCTATCATTATACATCTGTAATTGTAAGAAGTCACCATCACTGGAAATAATAACAATATTTTCATGCATGATATGTCGAGGTACAAGTGTACCAATGATATCATCGGCCTCTGCGCCTTCAACATCAATAACTTTGTAGGGAAAGTTATCTCTGAGTTCTTGTTTGAATTTGGAAAGCATGTCGAAAATCATGTGCCAATCAAGGTCAGACTTTTCCCGTGTCTTTTTACGGTTTGCCTTGTAGAATGGAAAGAACTCCTTGCGCCAATACTTACGATTGTCACAACAGAGTACTACTTCACCATATTCTTCTCGGAAGTTCTTTAGGTGAGTTTTAAGTATCATCAGGACCATGTGTCTAATGAGCGATTCATCTAATGTGAATGTTTTTCCATATATGGACTTTTTTCCATTAGATATTTGAGCCATTAGGCCAGATAGTAAGACTTGATTTAAGTCAACGAGAATCATAATATACTTTCAGTTTAGATTATGCTATTTTACATCATTGACTTGAACTTGTCAATAGCATCATCTAGGAAATTATGGGAGGTTGTGGTTTTCTTTGCAATTACACCATACCAACCTTGTGGTATTAAACCAGATATGTATTCCCTAGGATC